AAAAGCGGTATAAATAAAAACAGGAAACTTTTTGTGTAAATAGTGGCTTCTAGGGCATTCAAAGATATCAATTTATCCTTCAAACGTCATCCTGTGACGAATGATGTGGTAACAATTCGTGATGAAGATGCAATTAAAAGATCTGTAAGGAACATAATTTTCACAATTCTTGGCGAAAAACCATTTGAACCTGATTTTGGTTCAGTAGTTAATGAATCTTTATTTGATTTAACTACAAATTTGAGTGAAATTCGTATTTCAGATGAAATTACATCATCATTGAATAATTTTGAACCAAGAATTGATAATATTGAAGTATTAGTTCAAGTATCACCAGATACAAATGAGATGAATACAACAGTTCAATACGATATCATTGGTATTCCTGGCCCAACACAAACAGTAGACGTTCTCCTTTTCCCAGCTAGAACATAATGGCTTTCGGTCAATACGTTAATTTAGATTTCGATCAAATAAAGACCTCGATTAAAGATTATCTGAGGTCAAATACCAATTTCACTGATTATGATTTTGAAGGATCAAACCTGTCAATAATTATTGACGCATTGGCATATAATACATACACGACTGCATATAATACAAATATGGCAGCGAATGAGTGTTTTCTTGACTCCGCTACACTTCGAGAAAACGTTGTTTCGCTTGCAAGAAATATTGGTTACGTTCCAAGATCTCGTAGATCAGCAAGAGCAAAGATATCTTTTAATGTAAGTGGTTTAACAGGCACTACATCAGTAACATTAAACTCTGGAATTGTTTGTAACGGTTCTGGAGAAAATACAAATTACATATTTTGCATTCCAGAAAATATTACAGTTGCAGTTGTAAATGGATTTGCTGAATTTAATAACATTGAAATATATGAAGGTAATTTTGTATCTCAAAATTTCACAACCGACACATCTTTGTTTAATCAAAAATATATTTTGAATAATTCCTTTATTGATACTTCAACAATCAATGTAAAAGTTAAACCATCAGAATCATCTTCTACAACTGTCACTTACAAACAAATTGATAACATAATTGGAATTACGTCAACCTCATCCTCTTACTTATTACAAGAAGTTGAAGATGAAAGGTATGAGTTAATCTTCGGTGACAATGTAATTGGTAAAAAGTTGTCAAATGGTAACTTTATTACGGTTTCTTACATCATAAGTGATGGAAGAGAGGGAAATGGTGCTTCTGAATTTAGTTTTGTAGGGAATATTACAAATCAAGACGGTGCTGCGATCAATCCAAACACTATTTCGTTAGTTACCACGGAAGAAAACTCAAGAGATGGTGATGAAATTGAATCCATCTCTTCAATTAAGTATTATGCACCTCGAATTTACTCATCTCAGTATCGTGCAGTTACGGCATCCGATTATGAGTCAGTTTTAGCGTATATTTACCCAAATGTTGAGTCTGTAACTGCTTATGGTGGTGAAGAAATGAGTCCACCTCGTTATGGTAAGGTTTTTATCTCTGTAAAACCTCGAAATGGTGATTTTCTCTCAGATCAAACAAAAAGAGAGTTGATTCAGAGACTTAAAAGCTTTGCAGTTGCTGGAATTGTGCCAGAATTTGTTGATTTGAAATATTTGTATGTAGAAATACAAACATCAGCATATTATAACACAAATTTAACTAATGATTCAGAAAATTTAAAGACAAACGTTTCAAATGCACTTACACAATACTCCCGATCAATCGATGTTAACAAATTTGGTGGTAGATTCAAATATAGTAAGGCAGTTAGTCTAATTGACAACGTTGATGCATCAATTACATCAAATATCACCAGAGTTCTCATCCGAAGAAACTTAATATCAGAAATTGGTAAATTTGCTCAGTATGAAGTGTGTTTTGGTAATATGTTCCATGTTCAAGAAAAATCTTATAATATTGTTTCAACTGGATTTACAATTCAAGGTGTTGTGGGAACTGTTTATCTTGCTGATGAGTCAATTGACCGAGATAAGGGTCGAATATTCTTCTTCACATATACAGAAGGTGGAACTCCTACTATAATCAAGAAAAATGCAGGCACAGTTGATTATATGCATGGTGAAATACTTATAGATACTGTAAATATACTTTCAACAGTGATTGCAAATAATATCATTGAAATTCAAGCAATTCCACATTCAAATGACATCGTTGGTTTAAATGATTTGTATGTTAAGTTTGACATGTCTAATACAAAGGTAAATATGGTTCAAGATTTGATTGCATCAGGTGAAAATACGTCTGGATCACGATTTGTTCATACTCATAGTTATTACACACCAACTTACACTCGAAATTCAGAATCACCAGTGTCAACATCTGACTCAGTTCTTCCGACAACTGCAACATCTACATCATCAACAACCGCATCAAGTGGCACATACTCTACAACGATGACAACAACATCAACAACATCAACAACACCAGTAAGCGGTGGCGGCGGTGGAGGATATAGTTCTGGCGGCGGGGGCGGCGGATATTAATGATAGATACCTCAATCCAAAGAGTTGAAATCAATCAGGTAATTGAAAACCAGTTACCTGAGTTTGTTCAGGCTGAAAGTCCACTTTTTGTGGATTTTATGAAACAATACTATATTTCCCAAGAGTATCAGGGTGGATCAATTAATATTGCTGAGAATCTTGACAGATATACTAAATTACAAACCTATGTTGGTGCTGCACTCACTGAATTTACTGGGTTATCCACAAACACTGAATCTTTCTCTGATACTATTTTTGTTGATAGCACAAAAGGTTATCCAAGTAAGTATGGATTGCTTAAAATAGATGATGAGATCATTACATACACAGGCATCGGAACAACGTCCTTTACAGGGTGTGTAAGAGGGTTTAGTGGTGTCGATAACATGGATCAACCAACTCGCTCTGATCTGTTATCATTTAACACTAGTATTGGTGCTGCTCATACTGGCGGAACAAAAGTTTTTAATTTATCAAATCTTTTTATTCGGGATTTCTTTAAAAAACTTAAAACTACATTTGCAAGTGGGTTTGAACAAAGAAAATTTGATACTGATTTAGATCAAGTTAAATTTATTCGACAAATTAAAGACTTTTACCGAACAAAAGGAACTGATGAGTCATATAAAATATTATTTCGAGCATTGTATGGAGAAGAAGTCAATATTATCAAACCATCTGAGTTTTTAATCAAACCATCTGATGCAGATTATGGTTTTGCACAAGAATTTGTTGTTAAAGCAATTACAGGAGATCCACGAAATTTAAAAGGATCAACACTCTTTCAAGATGCAGATAAAACTGATAAAAATATTTTAGGTGCTTCTGGTGCGATATCTGATGTTAAAGATTTTGTATATGATGGAGAACACTATTATCAGATAAGTATATCAAAAGACTCGATTGATGGTCACTTTAAAGTTCCTGGCAGAACTCGAATCACTGATCCAGTTTCCATAGGTGGAACTGTAATCACGGTTGATACTACAGTTGGATTCCCTACAAGTGGTTCTTTATCACTACCAACAACTAGTGTTGGAGTTGTTACATATTCTGGTAAAACTGCAAATCAATTTGTTGGTTTGTCTACTATGAGAAATACATTATCTATCGGTGATGATGTTAGATACAACAACGTCGCATATGGATATTCTTTTGCAAGTTTAACTAATAAAATTCAAGTTGTAATTACTGGAGTTTTAAAAGATTTTGCAATTCCACAAGAAACTTTTTACTTTGAAAAAGGTGATCGAGTTCGTGTAGGAACATTTGGTATTAATAAGAGTTCAGAAGATTTTAATTTTGGATCATGGATTTATAACACAACCGTAAAACAAGCTCCAAAAACAGTCACACGTCAATCATCAAGTAGTTTTACTATTATTACAGAATCAGATCATCAACTATTAGAAGAGGATTCTGTTGAAGTTTTAGATGGTAATTCAAATGTAATTGGAATTGGAAGAGTTTTAAGTGTCATCAGTAGTGCAAATCTAATATTAGGTGACTTGCCAGGAATTGATGAAGTTTCAATTTCATTTATTAGAAGAAGATTAAAGAGAGGAAATAGTTCACTTCATGACAATATTACAAAATACACAACTGATGTTCAAAATACTTATGATCATGAAAGTGATAACGTTAATGCATTACCGCCACATCCACATGCCTACGTTGCCTCACCTTCCATTCCAAGTTTAGGTAATGAACCCATAGTAGCGCCAGATCGTTCTGTAACGTGGACTGGCGCCACTGGAGGCGACGTTATACAGTTAATACAGGTTACAGAGGGTGCATCAGATCATGGATTTTATTCTGGAGAAGTTGTCACATATAATGTGATCAGTGGTTCTTTAGGTCAATTAATTGATGGAAATAATTATTTTGTAAGTCGTGTGAGTTCTAACAATATTCGTCTTGCAAACTCCTTACCAGATTTAATTAATCAAAACTTTGTAGATGCAACTGGATCAGGAACTTTTAAAATATCAGTTCCAGATTTAGCGAATAAAAAATTAGATCATCAAAAATTACTAAAAAGAATTTCATTAAATCCCTTTTTTGATGGAAACCAGTATCAAACTATACCAGGCACAACTGGAATATTAATTAACGGAACAGAGATATCAAATTATAAATCTGGAGATGTTATATTTTTTGGTGGTGTTGAATCTATTGATGTGTTGGAAGGTGGTTCTGGATATGACATTATAAATCCACCAAGAGTTGATGTTGAAAGTTTAGCTGGTGTTGGTGTAAGTGCAACACCTGTTATAAAAGGTCAAATTGAAAGAATTGACATCATAGATTCAGGCTTTGATTATGTTGACCCACCAGTTGTAGAAATTAAAGGAGGAAATGGAACAGGCGCCGTTTTAAGACCAAGATTAAGACAAGTAGATCATTTTGTTGATTTTGATGCATCCTCTACAGGTAATGCTATTAATATTGCTGATGATACAATTGGTTTTGGAACATTTCATAAGTTCCGTGATGGAGAAGAAGTAATTTATAAAACATTTGGAACAGGTGCGATTGGTATTGCAAGTGCTGGTATTACAACAACTGCGATTCAAAATACTCCTGATCAAAGACTTGTAGACGATGCTTCTTACTTTGTATCAAGAATAAACGCAACAACAATTAAATTAGCAAATAAGAAAGATGATGCCTTAACTTTATCAAATCTCATAAACATCACAGGTTTTGCTGACGGAACACAAAGATTTCAAAGTGTAGATAAGAAACTAGTTTTAGGTGATATTATAGTTGATGATCCAGGCGAGGGATTTGAAAATAAAAGAAGATTAGTTCCTTTAAGCGGTATCAATACTTTTTCAGATTATATTGAATATGATAATCATGGTTTTGAAGATGGTGAATTAATTAGATATTCTAATGATGGTGCCAGAATAGGTGGTCTTGATACAAATCAAGATTACTATGTTTTAAAAGTAAATGATAATCGGTTTAGACTTGCATCAGCTGGAATCGGAACTACTCTTTCAGATGCAAATTATTTAAAAAATGAATTTGTTGGTTTAACATCAATAGGTTCTGGAGATCATATATTTAATTATCCACCAATTACTGTTGAAGTAAGAGGAACAATTGGAATAGAAACATCTCATCCTGAGAACTATCATGCACGAGTAAATCCTATTGTAAGAGGGTCTATAACGTCTATAAACATCGAGAAAGCTGGAATAGGTTATGGTGCATCTACAACGTTTAATTTTAGTATACCACCTACAGTTCGTGTATCTTCTGGTTCATCATCTGAATATAAGGCGATTGTATCAAATGGTCAAATACAATCTGTGATTGTAACTCGCTCTGGTGGAGAGTATACTTCGACTCCAGACTTAACTATCTTAGGTGATGGAATTGGTGCTCAGGTTGTTTCATCAATCAGTAATGGGGTTGTTGATAATGTTACTGTTAAAAACGGTGGAGTTGGATATACCACGTCTTTGGTCGGGGTTCAAGAAAATTTACCTGGCTCTGGAGTTGTGTTTCTACCTAAAGTTAGATCTTGGCAAATCAACAACGTTAAGAGATATGAGGATATATTTTATGATGATGATGGATTCTTGAGTCGTGGTGATAATGACGAGGGAATTAAATTTACATCATTTTATGTTCCTAGAGGTCTTAGAAAAATATTAAAACAAAAAAACAGTGATGGAACAATTGATTATGCATCAAATGATTTAAATCTTTTAAACAACGCAGAACAAGTATCTTTAAATCACTCACCGATTATTGGTTGGGCTTATGATGGTAATCCGATATATGGCCCTTATGGATATGATCGTAAAGATGGTGGTATTGTAAGAATTATGAGATCTGGATATACTCTCAAAACATCAAGAGAGAATGGGCCTCCAATATCAACTTTTCCACTTGGATTTTTTATTGAAGATTACAAATACACTGCGGATGGCGATTTGGATGAAAATAATGGAAGATATTGCATTACTCCAGATTATCCAAAGGGAACATTTGCTTACTTTGCAACAATTAATCCAAATGAGAATGAAACAAGCGGAACATTTAAAAATTTCCGTTCGCCAGTCTTCCCATATTTAATTGGAGAAAATTATGTTGCAAAACCCGATGAGTTTAATTTTATTGAAACAAATAATCAAGATCTTGATCTTAATACACTTAATTTAAAAAGAAACACTCATCCTTATAAACTTGATGATGCTGGATCTCAATATCAGGGAATATTTGATAGTCGTAAGAAAGTTTTACAAGAAATTGAAGTTAAATATGCATCTCCAGGCAAAGTTAATAAGTATGAGATTGAGAGTGCTGGATCTGGTTATCAAGTAAATGAAAAATTGCAAATTAAAACTGTAGGCAACGGTAGTGGTTTTTCAGCTAAAATATCATCAATTGGTGGTAAAGATATTGTATCAATTGCATCAACTGTTACAAAAATTGAAAATGTAGTCTTTAGTTATGATAATCTCACTGGAAACGTCACGGGACTTTCTACTCAACCTCATGGATTATTTGAGGGAGATATTGTTACTGTATCTGGTTTATCAACTGATACACTCAGAGATCTAGATGGTAGTCATCGAATTGGATTTAGCACATCAAGATTTGCTTTAAATATCGGTGTTGGAACCACAGGAATCACAGGAATTGTAACAAGTATTGATGTTATTGGAGATTTTTCTCCTACAAGTGTAAGTGCAAATGATATTCTAAGTCTTTCTGGTATTGGAAGCACTAACGGCTTACCTCTTACAGAAAACATGTTGGTTTTGAATGTTGATAGTATTAATGGTAAGTTAAGAGTTCAAAGAGAATTTAACGGTATTGTTGGTGTGGCTCATAGTGAGGGTCAAGATGTGACTGCTACAAATAGATCAATTACTTTTAATCTGGGACTAGACTCTGATGTCATAACAAACGTTAATGTTCCATATTATTTTAATCCCATAGAAAGTGTTGCTCTTGGGTCAACTGCTGGAGTTGGAGTTGGATCAACTGTTGTATATACATATAAAGTTTCTGGAAATGGAATTAGTTCTACATTTGTTCCAACACAACAAATATTCTTACAAGATCATGGTTTTATAACA